GATGTTGACCCTAAGGTGTACCAATGGCCAAGCCGAGGACACCCCTCGCCAAAGCCAAGGCTGAGGGGCGCGATATCGTCAATGCGGGTCGCTTCAAGTCGCGATCCGAGCCCAAAGGGCTACCCCCGCTTGGCGCCCCCCCGCGATGGGTTCGCGACACGACCGATAACAAAGCCATGACCGCCTGGAAAGAGCTTTCCAAAGATCTGCCGTGGCTCAACGGCTCGCATAGGGCGCACCTCACCATTGCAAGCAGCATTTATGGCCGCGTGATCGCAGGTCAGGATGTCGGTGTGCAGGCGCTCAATCTGCTTCGTCAATGCCTTGGGCAGATGGGCGGAAACCCGGCTGATGCCACCAAGGTAAGCGTGCCAGATGACGATGAGGAAAAGGACGACCTCCTCGACTAATACCTCCTCGACTAGCACCCCAGCGCTTGAGCGCGTCAGTTCCTACGCCAGTGCTGTGCTTGATGGCAAGATCATTGCCGGGCCTCATGTTAGGAACGCGTGCCGCAGGCACTTTGATGACATTAAGCGCTGCAGCGAGCGCGGGTTTCGCTGGAATGATGAGGCTGCAACGCGTGTCTTTCGTTTTTTCGAAGAACGATTGAAGCTCAGCGATGGACAATTCGACGGAAAGCCGTTCGATCTGGACCCATCTCAGGCATTTAAACTTGGTTCGATCTTTGGGTGGGTGCGTGATGACGGAAGCAGGCGCTTCCGTACCGCATATATCGAAGAAGGCAAGGGCAACGGCAAGTCCCCCTTTGCCGGCGGGGTTGGCCTGTACGGCCTAACGGCAGACAAGGAAGCCGGCGCACAGATCTATGCCGCGGCCGCCAAGAAGGACCAGGCGCAGATCCTGTTTCAGGACGCCTGCAAGATGGTGCGGCAGGCGCCGGCCATCAATGCTCGCCTGAAATTCAGTGGTGGACTCGGCAAAGAGTTCAATATCGCGCACCATGCTTCTGGTTCGTTCTTTCGGCCTATTTCAAAAGAGGCCGGGAAGACCGGTTCCGGTCCCCGCCCTCACTTTGCGCTTTGCGACGAGGTGCATGAGCACCCTGACCGCGGCATCATGGAAATGCTGCAGCGCGGCTTTAAGTTTCGCCGGCAGCCTCTACTGCTGATGATCACCAACTCCGGTAGCGACCGAAATTCGGTGTGCTGGGAGGAGCGGACGCGCGCCGTTCAAGTGGTCACTGGCACGAAGACGCCTGACGATGATTTCACATATGTGGGAGAGGCGTGGGCCGGTAGCGATACCGTGTTTGCATACATCTGCGGGCTCGACAAGGGCGACGATCCGATGGTGGATCCGTCCTGTTGGGTAAAGGCCAACCCGCTGCTCGGCACCATCCTCACGGAGGAATACCTTGCAGGCGTTGTGGCTGAGGCTGCAGCGGTGCCCGGCAAGCTCAACAATATCTTGCGCCTGCATTTTTGTGTGTGGACTGACGCTGATAAGGCGTGGATGCCGCGCGCGACGGTTGAAAGCGTGATGACGCAGTTTGAGCCTGCGGAGCACGAAGGCAAGCCACTTTTCCTAGGCGTCGACCTTTCGGGCACCAAAGATATGACGGTTGTGGCCTGTGTTGTTCCTACCGGAACGAAGCAGGTCACGCGCCACGATGGCGCTACAGCAGATCTGCCGACTTACGACGCATGGATTGAGGCGTGGACGCCTGGAGATACCATGCAGGCGCGCGCCGCGCATGACAAGCAGCCGTATGATGTATGGGTCCGGGATGGATATCTGCAGGCGCCTCCAGGGCCGCGAACCAGGCTTGATATTGTAGCGGCGAGGGTCGCTGAGCTTGATCGGCTGTATGATATTCAGTCGATTGCTTACGACAATTACGCGTATTCGAAATTCAGGGATGAGTTGGACGTATTCGGCATTGACGCCGATCATGTCCAGCATCCGCAGGGCGGCAAGGTGCGCGGCCGACCATCTGAAGAAAAGGTCGAAGCAGCCAAGAGGGCCGGTGAAAAGCCGCCGCTCGGCTTGTGGATGCCCGGATCGGTCGGCGAGCTTGAAAATCTGATCATTGACGGTCGAATCCGGCTGAAAAGCAGCCCGGTGCTCATGGGTGCGCTTATGGGCGCCACATTCAACCACCCTCCAGACCCGCAGGGTAATCGCTGGTTCGTCAAAACGCGTGCCTCGGTGCGCATTGATGCGGCGGTCGCTTTGGCGATGGCTGTTGGTGCGGCTTCGGATGGCGGGTCTCCAACAGTCAAGTCCTTCTGGCAAGTCCTGGACCCCAACGAACAAAGCGAAGCCCGTGCGGCCGCCTAAATAAGGATTGCTGCATGGGTTTCCTCGATTGGCTGCCCGGTCGAAAGACCGAAGCGAAGAGTGCCAGTTTTTCGCAGGCGTGGGATGCCTATTTTGGCATGAAGCACGCGAAAGCTGGCGTGCCTGTGAACTGGCAGACGGCTTTGGACGTTTCGGTCGTGTATGCCTGCATTCGCGTAATTGCTAACGGCATCGCACAGGTCCCGTTGCGCGTGATGAAGGAGTTACCGGACGGCAAGGGCTGGGAGCCGGCAACGGGACACCCGCTTTACAAGGTTCTAAACCGCAGGCCAAATCCTTGGATGACCAGTTTCGCACTGCGCGAAACGATGATCCTGCATTTGTGCCTGACCGGCAACTTCTACGCCTACAAAAACATGGTGCGCGGCAAGGTCAAAGAGCTAATTCCTGTTGATCCGTCGCACATCACGGTCACCAGAAACGACGATTATTCCATCACATACCGTCTAACGGCGCTTGATGGGTCGTCGATTGAACTGCCGCAGAGCCTGGTTTGGCACGTTCGCGGCCCATCCTGGGACACATGGATGGGTCTTGACCCGGTAAAGCACGCTCGCGAGGCCATTGGCCTAACAATCGCGACCGAAAACACGCAGGCTGAGTTGCATTCCAACGGCCTGCAGATGTCCGGGACGTATTCCACCGAGCAAAAAATCGGTCCTGACGATTATAAGAGGATTCAGGCGTGGATTGCGGCTCAGGTTGGCGGAACGAACAAGCACAAGCCTTTTGTGATTGATTCCGGGTTCAAGTGGACGCCGCAAACGATGACCGGTGTTGATTCTCAGCACCTTGAAACGCGGCGCTTCCAGGTTGAACAAATCTGCCATGCCTTTGGTGTATTTCCCGCAATGATTGGCCATCCAAGCCAGTCAATGACGTTTGCGAGCGCGGAACAGGTGTTCCAGGCGCACGTCGTGCACACTTTGCAGCCTTGGGTGGAGCGGTTGGAGCAGTCGATTGACAACGACTTGCTCGACGGCCCCGAAGACGAGGCATATTCGGCCCGGTTTAGCATGAATTCTCTGCTCCGCGGCGCCCACAAAGACCGCGGCGAGTACTATGCCAAGGCGCTTGGCGCTGGTGGGTCGCCTGCATGGATGACGCAGGACGAAGTCCGTAACGAAGAAGACCTCAACGCCATGGGTGGGGAGGCCGCGAAACTACCCAAACCGACCAATATGGCGCCGGTTGCGGCGACAGAAGAACCGCAGAAAGACGCAGTCGTATGAACATCGAGCACATGAACGTGTTGCTCGGCGAGATCAAGCTTGCCGAGCCTGGAGCCGATGCGAAAGACATGACCTTTGCCGGTTACGGAGCTGTGTTCGGTAATATTGACACCTATGGCGATGTTATTGAACCAGGCGCGTTCTCTGCAACCGTAAAGGCTGCAAAAGAATCTGGTAACTGGCCAGCAATGTTGTCGTCTCACAACGGCATGAGCATGCCGGTCGGCGTCTGGACGGATATGCGCGAGGACGGGAACGGTCTTTGGGTTGAGGGCAAGCTCGCCAACACCGATCGCGGCCGCGAGGTTTATGAACTGCTGAAAATGCAGCCTCGTCCCGCTCTTTCCGGCCTGTCTATTGGCTATAAGGCGCGCGACTATACCCTTCACAACCGAACGAAGGCCGATGAGCCGAGCAGGAAGTTGAAGGCTGTAGACCTTTTCGAGGTCTCGTTTGTCACGTTTCCATCGAACACGAAGGCTCGCGTAGTCTCGGTGAAGTCAGAATTTCAACCCCGTGAAGTTGAGGACAGCCTGCGGGAAGCCGGCTTGTCGCGGGCGGACAGCGTGATCGCTGTTGCGGTCTTCAAAAGCATGCTCCAGCGCGATGCTGGAGAGCCGAATACGGTTCCTCGGGATGAGGAGTCCGCGGCTGAGCGCGATGGCGAATTAAAGCGTCTCGCTAATCGCATTCGAGCCCTCGCCAGTTAGGCGAACCCACATCCC